GAGCGTATAGGTAGGACCATATAGTTTCTCAAATCGTTTTGGATCTCTCTCATGCCATGCACGTTTAGCTGTGTAACCTAGTGAACCACCAATAGGGCAAGGTGAGCCAGACATTTCCATAGCCTCCCAAACACGATTGTCTTGACACAATACTGATACTGCTGCTACCTTTAAACCTAAGTCATTAAGTGTCTTAGCTAGTTTAATACGCTCACAGTTTTCATCTGTGATAGTAGCACCACCACTGATAGAGAACATGCCTGTATTAGCACCACCAGATACACCAGATTTACACATGTCATTAGAGAAGCCAGACATTGATGGGGCCATAGCACTTGGCACTGGCATCCCTTTGTTGTTGATCGTTGTTGTATCAGCATGAGCATAACTTTGACTAAGCAAGAATACAATCACAAAACCAGCTGTAGCAAGAAGGATCTGCTCTAAGCGTTTGAGCCTAGCATTGATTTGCTCATAACGTAATGCACAAATTTCTTCGTGCGTATTTAGCTTTGATTCTACGTCATGTTTAACCATAATTACCCTTCAATAACAGCTGACCAGTTACCTAATTCTTCATTCCATTTATACATACCATCTGTTGGCATAGGTATTGGTGCTTCCCATAACCATGTAGTATTATTTAATGTCCATGATGGATAGGGCTTAGGTGCATAGAATACATCGTTAGTTTCATTGTATGTATAACCAATGCCAGCATAGTTTCCACGAAGTGGTGTGCCATTTGGATGTTGATTACCATAAGTATTATATGATGTTTGAATCCATGTTCCTGGAGTTGTGTCTACAAATGTATTAAAAAAGTCAGCTTCTGCTACGATGACTTTTTCTACAATTCCGTTATTAACTTTTGCGTAATGTGCCATATGTATCCTTATGCTGTATATGTTCCAGATGTTGTAAATGTATGGTATGTATATCCGCCAGACGTTGTAACAGTACCGCCTGTACCACGTTGTGTAGTGCCAGCATAACGTATGATAACTACACCAGAACCTCCGTTAGCTGCTGTTTGAGATGCAAGACCATTACCACCAGCTCCGCCTCCTGTATTAGCAGTTCCGTTAGTTGGTGCTAATGAAGTATCACCACCCTGTCCACCACCACCAGTACCCCCAGCACTTCTACCAACTGCTGATTCACGACCGCCACCACCACCTCCAGCGTAAGTAGAACCATCTAACCATGTATATCCAGCTCCCCCAGCCCCACCTGGACCTGAGCCACTATAATTGACTCCTACTGCACCAGCACCACCACCTCCAGAACCAGCATAAACAGAAGCTGCTTGAAAACTTCCTCCAGTATTACCAAGTCCAGTTAATCCACCACTATTTCCTTGAGTTGCTGCTGTGTTAGCTCTAGCAGTACCATTAGATTGCGCTCCACAAGCGCCACCACCAGAACCACCAGAGGCTCCACTACCACCATTTCTTGAACCAGTTCCTCCAGCAAGAGCTGTGGCATTATTAAAAACAGAGTCAGTACCTTTATTACCATCAGTATCTGTAGATGCGCCGCCAGTTCCTCCAGCTCCAATAGTAACTGAGTAAGGAGTTAAACTAGTTAATGTCATAGAGCCATATAGCAATCCACCAGCGCCAGAACCACCAGTTCCTGTGCCGCGAGGGCCACCACCACCTCCACCAACCAGTAATAACTCTACACTATATGGGACTGCTATAGTCTGCCAACCAAAAGCATTGTAATATTCCATAGAGTTGGTCGTTGTATTGTATCCAGTCATGCCAGTTGCTGGACTTGCTGGTCTACCAGCAGTAGTCCATGATGGGAACGTGACTCCATTTGAGCCATCTAAAATCATACTCATAGTGACACTCCTTTTAATTCTTCTACAGTAGTCATCGAGTCTACTTGATTTGTAATATCACGAAGTCTTTGCTTCTCTGCAACGATAGCAGATGTGTCTGCATTAGATTCTAAAGCACGTTGGAATGCTACGTCTTGAGCTTCTAGTAATGGCTTACGTTCTTCACGTAATCTATCCTTAGTAATGTTTTTAGCTTTGTTTATATCAACAATTATTCCCATGTCCATGCATCCCTAAAAGTTCTGTCTGTTGGTATTTCAGATACGTCTACAATGTTATATGCTTTGCCAGCTGGCACATCTTTAGCAGCAATTTCTTCTATAGTTAAACCACAATCTGTTGGAACTATAATGCTAATTCCACCTTCGTCATTTTGATATACAATTCTTTTATTCATTTATTTCTCCTAATTAGCGGAAAATAGAAAACATAGCATAATCTGCATCTAAAGCAGTTCCGCCTTGTCCGCAAAGAATCCGAAACGAACCAGTTGCAATAGATTGCCAATCACAACCATCATTTAAAGCGCCAGTAGAAGCACAGCTAATGTGTTGTGTAAAAGCATAATTAACATTTGGCATAGCCGTTGTGAAGTTGATTGTATAATCCCCTGTGCCATTATCTGTAATAGAACTGACATTACCAGATCCACGAATAGCTACTGTGCCTGTTCCGTTAAAGTTTACCCAAGCACGACACATATAGAGTGGTGCAGTTCCTGATACAGTTGCTAATTGAGCAGAGTCAAATGTAGGATTTGTAAGTGACTTGTTAGTAAGAGTATCTGTTGTTGTTCTACCTATTAGAGTATCTGTTGTAGTAGGCAACGTAAGTGTTGTAGTGCCAGCTACGTTAGGCGCATCTAATGTAATAGTTCCGCTAGTGTTTCCCGCTATGATTACACTGCTCATGCTAATTGCTCCTCTGTTGGTTTAGCTAGTGTAGGATGTTCCCATTTAGCTATGTAATCTCCACGACCATCAGAGTCGTTTTGTAATGTGATAGTTCCTCTAGTAGGATGAAAGTCTGCATCTGTTAAAGAAGGATATAAAGCTAGTAATTTTTCATATAAATTCATTATGCACCCCTTACTAATGCAGCATTAAAGTATGTTGCATCGCCATTATAAAGTGACTGTCCACTTGTAGTTGTATAAGCATATCCTTCAAGATAATCTGTTGATCCATTCATATAAATTAATCCATGAGCGTTAGGGTGTGAGCCAATAGTTGAACCAGCATAGAATGCACTAACTATATAATCAGATCCGTTTTTATATACTGCTACCATATAATTTCCAGAAACATTATTAAATTCAACCGCTAAATCTACTTGATAATATCCAGCTACAGTTGGCGTAAATCTATAGTTTGTTGTATTATCGTAATTAGAATTTGTGTCCCAATCTTCTATGTTATATTGTATTTTTGTCCATGTGCTTGTAGAAATTGCCTGTCCGCTATCTTTAGAAGCTCTAAATGTTGGTCCAGTTGGAGCTAATACTTTGCCACTGGCCATAGATAATCCAGTGCTATTAATTGTAGCAATCGTTGTGCCACCAGATTGTAACTGTAGTGTCCCTGTATTATCAGCAGTAGTTATTACACCACCAGCACCACTCGTTGAAGCATTGATTGAAGCCATCTATTTCTCCTATAATACTACCCAGCGTTGTCCGCTAGGAACTGTAACTGTTACGCCAGAAGCGACTGTGATTGGGCCAACAGACATACCATTGGTGCTTGTTGTTAATGTGTAGTTAGAACTGATTGTTAATGTGTTCTCATAGATTGCACCACCAGCAGATGCGCCTCCACCGATAGATCCCCATGCTGTGCCATTGTATCCTTCGAATCCATTTGTGCTAGTGTTATAACGCATGTTACCAGATGTTGGTGATCCTGGTCTTTCTGCTGTAGTTCCAGCTGGTAGATCGAAGTATCCTGTTGATGAGTTAGCTTGATCTGATACAGCAGTAGGTGTGACTGATACTGTTGTCCATGCATTGTCACCACGAAGGAATGTAGATGAAGATGCTGTGCCTGTTGGTGATATGACAGCTAGTGTGCCTAAACCTAAGTTTGTTCTTGCTGTGGTATTACTAGCTAGATCAGATAAGTTGTTAGCAGCAGCTAAGAATCCAGAACCAGATACATAGGCAGCTACCCATGCTGATCCAGTGTATAAACGCATCTCTACAGCAACTGTATTGTAATATAAAGCACCAGCAAGTAGCGCATTACCATCATTGTCTAGTGTTGGGTTAGATGACTTAGCACCTAGATATCTATCATCAAATGAATCATAAGCAGCTAGTGTTGCATCACGTGCTGACTCTGCTGCTGTCTGTGCTGATGATGCAGCATTAGCACTATTAGAAGCATTGTTAGCTGAATTGGATGCACCACTTGCAGATGTTGCTGCTGCATTCGCTGAGTTACTTGAATTGTTTGCAAAGTTACTTGAATTACTTGACGCATTGCTTGAATTATTAGCTGCTGTGTTTGCAGTTGTTGATGAAGCTGCCGCAGCATTAGCGCTATTGGATGCATTATTAGCATGATTACTTGCGTTACTTGCAAATCCACTAGAGCTAGTTGCACTATTACTTGCGTTATTCGCAAAATTAGATGCATTATTTGCATGATTGCTAGAAGCATTAGCACTATTAGACGCATTATTTGCAAAGTTAGATGAGTTATTAGCGCTATTAGATGCTGCACTTGCATTAGCTGCTACGTTAGCTTGAGCATTAGAAGCTGTGTTAGCTGAGTTAGATGCGTTGTTAGCAAAGTTAGATGCATTGTTAGAGCTATTACTTGCAGCATTGGCTGAGTTGCTTGCGTTATTAGCGAAGTTGCTAGAGTTGTTTGCTGAATTAGATGAGTTAGATGCAGCATTAGTAGAAGCTGATGCATCTACAATAAGTCCCCATTTAGCTGAGTCTGTATTCGTTGTGATTGGTTGGCTACCACTTGATGTATGTGCTGTTAAGCAAATATAGATATTATTGGTAGTTGTATCTTTAACAAGATCTCGTTTGTTATAAGATGTAGCAGCTGCCCAGTTACCACGATAGTCACCAATTTGCTCACCTACAACAGGATTACCATCAGCATCGAATGCAAGCGTCTTATTAGCACGCACAGTATTCAATGGCAATGTCATGTTAATAGTCGTAGGATCTGTTACAGGAGCTTTTAATGAACGCTCTGCTGTTTCAGCTACTTGTTGAACAAAGATTACTTCTGAATCTAATTCTGTATTAAGTGT